TTTTCCTCGGTAGTCATTGGATCAAACCACTCCGGAATATTCCGCTTAGTCCATACCATTTTAAACCGTGCTTTTTTAGTATTATAGAATTTACGGTATGACGTTACAGGATCACCTTTAATCATGCACTCAGGGTTTGACGTCATAGCCAATTTAAACGGTGTAATAGCCATCACCGGAATATTTTTAGGTGGATTTACAAGATATGGTTTTAACGATTCTGTTGAATGCACCTTATTATATCGATACGTGTATTCATCACATAATGCTGCAAAATGAATCACATGCCAATTATAATTTTGGTTGCTCTCCATTGTCCATACTGTACAAGGATGACCGGTATGCACTGCTTTATATAGATAATTTTCACGTTCGTCTGGTAATTTCCAATACTTAACTGTAGTTTTACCTGATATTGATGGACGTGTCTCTAATACACCATCAAGCATTCGATGAGCTGTGGATAACATTTGAGCAGACTCAACAATCATTTTAACGACATGTTTGTCACACTGAAGCTGAGCTGCTTTTACTGGGTCTGAGTCAAGAATAAAAAGATTCATAATGTATATTATACCACGTATTAGTCTTTAAGTAAACCAGGGAATGCCTCTTCGACAATTGCTCGAGTGATTCCCTTAGGTTTAGTTTTATTAATCATATCAATCATAAGCAATGCGTCTGCAGGATGAATTGATTCTAACATTCCAATAAAAATAGTTTCTCTTTTAATACCGGATAGTTTTCCGGCTTTTGGACTGCCCTTTGCAAAATATGCAAGTTTTGCTGTCTCCCGGAGCAAATTCGATGGACAATTATGTGGTTCACATGGCGTATATGGAGGCGGGCCGCCTTGCGGCAATAACCATGTAATAGTAGAATCCATAGATCCGCGGATATAGTCGCGAAGCGCTCCGGATTCATTTTCTTTTAGAATTTTAATTTTATCTGCCTTACTCTTTTTCTTACCGACAGCTTCAATAACTTCATGAACTAATTTAATCATTAGATAAATTCCTCTATGCATTCAATCAACATTTTGCATTGTTTATTTATTAGGTATGGAAGGACCTTACCTTTATTACCCCATGGATCTTGAGCTTCATATGATTTTAAAATGTTTTCTTTTAAATGCTGTGGTGTCTTTGTCAAATCAATCAACATTTCATTACGCTGAAAGTTTCTCCACCATGGTTTCGAAGTATCGGCCTCTTCCACAGCATTAAGAATGTCAACCATCTTTTTCTTAGATACAGGAGTCTGACGTAACTCCTCGACAAACACATTATCATCAGATAGGATGTTAGGAACACCATCACCTTTATCACCTTTAATAATTTTCTCGAGTAAATGTAAACGTGGATGATCCTCAACAACAAACTTTTTAAGGAGTGGTGAGAACTGCTTGACATTATCATATCGTTGCAATTGTTTAAAGTCACCATCAGCTGAGATAATCATAACAGGTTCATAATTACCAAATTCATTTGTATGTTCTACAAGAGTACCAATAATATCGTCGGCCTCACATCCTTCTTCATGGATTACCTTGTATGGAAAGTTTTCTAAGACTTCTTCTCTAATCATATTAAGAATACGAAATGCTTCATTCCAATCAAAGTCTGATTCACCACGGTTTTTACGGCGCGAAGCTTTATATTGAGGGAATGCACCACGACGCCAGTTATTTGCACCATCAGCAGCAATAATAACTTCACCATATTCTTTATGGAATTTAGAACGATACATACGTATAGAATTGAGAATCATATGACGAATTAGATTCTCATCAAGTGTTTTATTAATGACAATACTACTAATTGCAATGCCACTAAAATCAATAATAATCATGGGTACTCCATCTTCCCGGTAAACAACTAATCTATTATACAGCGAAACTTAGAGAATGTACACTATTTTTTTAAGTGCGATGCATGAATTTTACAACCAATGAAAGCATTGTAATATTCATCTGAGAGGAGAACATCATGTTCAAATTGAAGTTTTGCTTCATAGTAAGAGCATTCGCCCTTGGTCCTACAAAGCTTTAGGATTTCTCTTTTGTAGTTGTCGTGCCCTTTGGATTCCACAAGTCGCTGGACTTCGACGCTCGAACCAAAGTAATCACGCCAATCTGACTCAACTCGAGTACGGACTCGGCGTTTACGAGTTTTTGTAACTGGTAGTACCTTGGGACGCCAGAAGAATTTTTTACCGATGTATTTCTTACCGGTATCGAGCTCCGTGATTTGATACACGAAGCCCTGGTATTCATCTGGCGTGTCAAGGAAAGGTTTGTCTTCATATAACCACATGCATTTATATATCATCCCCTTCGGATAAATCCTCCGGTTCAACACGGCGGCCACAAGCGGGGCAAAATGATATATCAGCATGTTCTTCACTAATAACATGTGTCTCAGTATCACATTCCTCACACATTATTCTCCATGTATTCATGCAACCTTTTCCCAGCCCCAGTCGCCTTCCATACCATTAACTGAGTATTCAGTTACACGCTTCTCAAAGAAGTTATCATGAGATGCACCATTCAATACCCAATCTAGCCATGGAAGTGGATTATCTTTTACTCCAAACTTTGGCTTCATACCAAGCTGAAGTAACCGACGGTCAGCAATATGACGGATGTATTGCTTAACTTCTTCCTTTGTCAAACCTTGAACGTCATGACCATTGTATGCTAAGTCAATAAACTTATCTTCAAGCTTGACTGCGTTACGTGCCATCGTGTAGATCTTTGACTTGAGTTCGTCATTGACAATCCGTGGATGCTCTTCACAGAACTCACGGAATAACTTTGAATTACCTTGTACGTGCAATGTCTCATCACGGATAGACCACTCAACAATAGTACCCATACCTTTCATCTTACCGAAACGTTGGAAGTTAAGTAGCATTACAAATGATGCAAAGACTGCTAGCCCTTCATTAAATACAGATTGTGCCAAAGCAAGAGCAAGGCCACCGTGACTGCTAGTATCTCCATTCGACATGAAGTCAATCTTGTCAGCCATTTCTTTATATTCGAGAAACGCATGGTATTCCTCATCTGGTAGACCAAGTGTATCATTCAACAAAGCATACGCTCTCTGGTGTACACCTTCGCGTGATGCAAAAGATGACAACATGTTACGTACTTCATTGTTCTTACATTTAGGAATTAAAAACTCATGATAGTTCTCACCAACCTGAACGTCAGATTGTGTAAAGAGTCTGAGTACCTGTGTAATAAATTCTTTTTCAGAATCATCAAGCTTGGTTCTCCAATCTTGCACGTCTTCTGATAATTCAGCCTCATCTTCAATCCAATGGATTTCCTCATGCTTTTTAGTAAGCTCAACGGCCCATGGATAGTTAAACGGCTTGTATGTTTTTGAAATATTTAATAGTGACATTTATCCCTCGCACGCTCGGCATTCGTCTGTTTCTAATGTGATTGGTTTATTGAAATGTTCCATCAATTCGTCATATCCTCCAACGTATTGGCCTTCAATGTAGATTTGTGGAACTGTTTTTACTTTACGGCCAGTGACTTCTGCTGCAGTCTTGCCGATTTCTTCTAGATCAATATACTCATAGTGAACGCCACGCATTTCGAGTTCGTCTTTAGCTTGAGCACAGAAAGGACAATTGGCCTTACCGTAAACTAAAGTTCTCATATCATCCTGTAATGCAACTCGTTCTACCTTTTCTGAAACGTTCTCTGCACGAGATTTAGCTTCAGTTCGTAGATAGTATAATCCCTTAAGCTTTTCTTTCCAAGCTTTGAGGTGGACTTTATTGACGTAAGCCTTGTCCGCACCCGCAGGGAAGAATAAGTTAACCGATTGGCCTTGACAAATAAATGGCTGGCGGTCAGCGGCATGTTGTACAACCCAAGTCTGATCGAGTTCCTGCGCAGTCTTAAAAACTGCTTTTTCACCCTCGGTAAGCTCTGGAAGATGCTGCACCGACCCTTTGTTAGTGATAATCGACGACCATGTTGCTTCATTATTTATACCATGTGCTTCAAGAACCGGTTCAAGATATACATTTTTTACAAGATGCGACCCTGCACGAGTTCGATGTGTGTATGCATTCGCCTTGAGAGGTTCGATTGAGGGCGATGTCCCAAGGATAAGTCCAGAACTTGCGTTAGGAGCAATTGCCAATAAATGAGCGAAACGTAAGCCGGTACCAAGTCCATCAGGATATTCTCCTCTTTCTAGTGCAAGTTTTTCAGATTGTGCAACTGCTTTAGTCTTGATTGTATTAAAAACAACTTTATTGATCTCTTGAGCATGAGCACTCTCCCAAGCAACACCGTGTTTGTGGAGTAGTGAGTGGAAGCCCATCGCTCCCAGACCAATTGATCGTTCTCTTTCTGCAGAATAGCGAGCTCGTGCAATTTCATCTGGTGCGTTCTCAATAAAGTACTCAAGTACGTTGTCCAACATCGTGACGAGATCCTCGACAATTGTGGTATTCTTCCACTCATCATAAAACTCCAAATTGAGAGATGATAAGCAGCACACCGCAGTACGATCAGCGCCGGTAGGTAGATGAATCTCATTACATAAGTTTGAGCCATGGATCTTTAACCCTTTATCCTTCAGAGCTTGAGGCAAATGTCTATTTGCTTCATCAATAAAATTAAGGTATGGCTCACCTGTACGGAAACGAACTTCGATAATACGTTCCCACAACTTACGAGCATTTACTGTTTCAGCAACCTTGCCTTTACCAGGATCAACTAGATCCCAATCTTTATTATCTATCACAGCTTGCATGAATGCATCTGTAATGTTAATTGCATTATGTAGGTTCAATGCTTTACGTTGTACATCACCTGTCGGAATTCTCATATTGAGGAACTCAACGATATCTGGGTGAGATACATCCATGTAAGCGGCATACGATCCCTTACGTGTCTTACCTTGACGATAGGCAATCATGTCAGCATCAACAGTGTGTAGAAACGGAATCGGTCCAGGCGCTTTATCGGATACTGTTCTTACAGACGACCAATGTCCACCAACGCCACCACCAAGTACAGAAAGCCACCTAAGTTCAGAACTGTGATCAATAAGACCGTCCAATGTGTCCGGAACATACGTAAGGAAACACGATATTGGTAGTCCCTTATCATTTGCGACACCATTTGGTGCGTTAGATAACACTGGACTGGCAAACATAAACCAACGGCGAGATACGTAATCATAAAGACGTTCAGCCAATCTTTCATCCATTATTCCTTGATATATTGACCATGCTTTGGATGCGCGCATGTATGCTTCTTGTGGAGATTTTTCATGCCCGCGCATATAGAAATCTTTGAGCATCCCTATTGCATAGTCTGTTAATAGGTCATCTCGTTTCTTATCGATTTTTAACATTAATTAATTGCCTCGTGTAAAGGGGTATTATACACTAAGTTACATAATTCGTAAACTACTGATTACTATTTTGCTCTTGTTGAGCTTCTGGTTGGACCGCTTCTTCGTAGTAGATTATGATTTCAGTTTGTTGGTTTATATATCTTCTTAATTCGCTGATATTCAACGCTAAGTTTTCATAATCACGCATTGATAAAGCAACGAATGCTACTTCACCATGAAGTTCAGAAAACTCTTTAATAAATTCATCTAGATTATCTTTTGTAACGACGTAGACTTTAGTATCAGTTAACTGTACTGGTTTCGGCCGAGATACCGTCGGTACTACTGTTTTCTCCAGCTTCGTCACTACTTTGACTTCCGGTTCCGGAGCTTGGAACAGGCTGCAGCCACTCAGGGAGATTAGGATCAGGAGTACCACCAGTATCGGCAACGATCGAACGCCATAGTTTTGCTGTTGCACCATTCATCTTACCTTCTAGTTTCATAGCATCTTTAATTGCATCTTGTACTAAATCCAATTGTCTTAATTTATTTCTTAGATCATCACCATAAGCTTCAGCTTTCTGCAATCTGGCAGAAAGATCTTTCATTAATTCTTGATTGCGTGCCATCTCGTCTTTCATGGTATTCATGCTTTGTTCAGCAGTTTTGACGGCGACTTCTAACTTGGCGTTGTTTTCTCTGAGGGTGGCAAGGCGAGTTTGAGTATCATTATAGTACCAGACAGCTCCGTATCCTACAGAGCCTAAGACGGCCAAAACTATAAGCATTAAATAAATTCGAATCATTGTTTTTCTTCGACGTACTTTCTAAATCTTTTCAATAATGTCGGAACCTGATCTTTTCTACGACGACGATCAGTGACATGAGCAGTCTTGAGGCGTGGACCCATTGCTGTAGTAGCTGGGTTGGGGATGGATGCGGTAGTTGTATCTTCTTTTTGTGCTGAACGAATGGCGTCTGGTGTAGGTGCACCCTTTTCGCCTTTCTTTCTCATCTTTTCACCACGACGTCTTTTAGCGTGGATATTGGCCCATAGACCTTGTGATTTTTCGTTCATTTGTAAATCTCGTTAACTGCAATATATACTTTTTTACGAGTGCGAATATGTTCTGCCTCGTATATATCTATACCAAATACATCACCAACCGGATAACAATCTTCATGGATTCGTATTTGATCTTTAGCATTTACGATATCATCATATGTTCCATTTAGGACTTTATTTTCGCTCAAACGGTAAACGCCTGGTGAAAGCATTTTATCATCTAAGACAAACCATTTGCTTTGCTCTAATAAAATATCAATTGGATCAATACCAAATTCTTCTAGGATTTTTTCTAATTGTGTATCAGTTAAGTTTTGATCTTCTTTAATTAGAAAGAGTGCTGCAGCAAAACTTCCCAGCTTTGTTCCTCCACCTGGAATCTTGGAGAGCAAGCGCTTAACATTAGCAGCAAGACGAATAAATGGGGTATATGCAGATTTTTCTTCATCGGTTTCTATTTTTTTATTTTTAATTTTTTTAAAATATATTAAAAATGATCAATATACAGAAATAGACATGGACAAGCTTGTCATTGAGAGACTAAGAGAAATTTAATGGGAATTGTAAAAAGAGCTGCAGACCTTGCGTTTACGTTTAGATTTATTCGTATGCT